AGCTTGACGCTCTGCGCCAGCTTATTGACGGTATCCCACAGCTTGTTAATGTCGGCCTTGGTGGCAATAATTACGGTGGGGTCGATGATAACGTTGACACCGCGTGCATCCACCACACTGATATAGATGTATAAATCCATCTCCATGATGGCGCCACTTGTCACAACCTCCTTGGGAATTTCCGGCGTATTGCCAACCGCCAGCAGTTGCCCTTTGTCGTCCAAAACACCGATTTCACGCATTACCCAACCGCCCACACTGGACGGCAGCACCGCGTGCAAAATCATGCGGTTAGCCTGCTGCGGGTCCTGCGTGACTTCTGCAATCGCGCCGCTCCACACCTGGTGCTTTAGTGCGGTTTGCCCGGACACCGGCACATAGGGCGTACCATTGCCATCTCCTACAACAATCTGCGCAAAATTCACTTTAGTACCGGTCAGCACGCTGTTTGCAATCGCGGCATTGCCGATGTCTGTACACATCGTGCCATATACTTGTGTATCTGCCATATTAACTCCTTCCCAGCACGGTTACAGACAAGTAGCTTTTAACTGCTGTCGCTGTCCGCACAGTGCTGACACTCTCGTATTGATGTACCTGCCACGGGTACAGGTGCAGCGTAACGCCCAATTTGCTGATTGTGGATACGCCAACCGATGCAGGTGACTGGAACACCAGCCGAATGATATTCTGCATATTCGCCGGGACTACCCGCGCGAGCGTATCATAGACCGCCCATGCAACGTGATAGGACAGTGCCGGCATCCGCACAGTCAGTGTATAGCCATCAACAGTCACGCTGTAACCATCATCCCCACAAATGGATGCAAGCATCTGCCGCAGCCGCCGAATGGTGTATGGCAGCATTTCGTTCAAACGGATGATGATTGCTTTCCGGCGGTCGTCCAGAGTGCCGCCCGCCGGGGCAATGTGCAGCATAGATTCCCAGCGCTTAATACCATTGAGTGTCATATCATTTAAATAGGCATCTGCCAGCGCGTCCTCTATACATTGATTCATGTGGTTCAGTTCTGCGTCTTCAGTTGCTGTAATCTGCTGCAACTCCCGCACGTTCTGCAGCACCGGCGGCAGGTAATTTTCAAGCTGTACTGTTCGCATTCGTTACCGCCCCCAGCGTTGGCACTTTGTCATCCGGTACAGGCAGATTTGCTGCTGCACCATTGAGTGTCAGATTTTCCACATCCAGTACTCCGCCTACATTCAGCAGGCAGGATTCCATCCCACTGACACGCACAATCAAATTGCCATCCGGCCACTTAACAGCCAGAGCCGCAAGGTATGCAGCAGCGGCAGCAGACACGCTCGGCGATATGTCTGCCCACGTGTGACCTTGCGTGCAGGTAATGGCGGCAGAAATATTAACGGCAAATGAGGCCGCGCCCTGCACTGTGACCGTGTGACCAATCGGTGCAAGGCCCAGCCCCTTCCCGTGATTCTGTTCCGGATCTATATCCATTTGTACCTCCTGCACCAATTCGGCGGTTGGCACGCCGTTTTGCGCGTCTGTAAAAATCACTTTGACAGTACCAGGACCTGCCCAAACAGGATATACTTTTACACCGCCGACCCCAGCGATTGCACTAACTTTTTCCTTATAATCCGCAATGTTTCCCCCAAAAGCAGACGCACTCAAACTGTTTAAGTACCGCTGCCGAAAAGTCTCTGTGTCCTCCCCATCTTCTCCAGGGACAAGCAGTTCCAGCAAACTCGCGCTTTCAAGGCCGCGCATATAATCGACCGGAGTCAGTGTGCCAAAGTAACGATTGCCCGCAGTACCCGGTATTTCGCACTGCAGTTTGTAATGCGTATTGTCCTTCTTCTCTGTCACGATATAATGCAGTTCGTCCAGCAGGAAACGCGTCCCGATTGGCACATCTGCGCCTTTGAGTTCTCCCAGCAGCTCTGCCTGCGTAGCCGCGTATGGTGTGAGTCCTCGTTCCGCTGCACGTTTTTCAAGGTATTCTCGGCTGGCTGTATCGGCAAATGCTTCGTTCAGCACATTGTCAAGCTCTATGTAAGCAATCTGCAATTCGGCGGCAGCGGGAGCTAATGCGTCATAAATCAGGCTGCCCTCGCGTTTGTCGAAGCTGTCCGGTATCCGGTTAAGCATTCCCTGCATGATGCCCTCAAAAGTAACATTTTCATACATTACGCCACACCCACCTCCTTTGACTCCTGTAAATCGCCATAGACGCTATGGACGGTAAAATAAGCAGTAATTTTGTTTCCAACTTCTTCAAAAGAAAAGCCGTCCACACGGTTAATGCGGTCATCTTGCAAAAGTGCCTCCGGGATGCGCTGCTTTAATTCTGACTCCACATAAGCCTTTGGCATACCGAAAAGGTCTGCCAGCTCCAGCCCGTAATTCCAGCTAAAAATCAGATTTTCATAGCGTTCAATGCTCAACATCAGAAAAATGGCTTGTCTAAGTGCGTCCACGCCACCCGTTAATCCAGCTACAGCGTGTTCTGCAGGGAACAACTTGTACGTTCTTGTTGCCTGCGGTTCGTCTGTCAGTTCAAACGATTCAGGTTCGTCACTGTATGGTATCATGCTTTCACCCGCCCATAGCAGTAAAAATGCTGCCTCCAATAATCTGTGTTCAGTGTGGTGTACTTTACCGGGTTTCCGCAGTGGAGCATGGAATTATCACCTGCATAAATGCCAACATGAGTGATTTTATCCGGGCAGTTGTAAGTGCCTTGAAAAAACACAATGTCTCCCGCCTGCGGGTTGCTGACATTCGTACAATAGGTATCGTGTATGCCCTGTGCGGTCGTTCGTGGCATATTGTGCACACCTGCGTGCGTGAATACATAGCAGACAAAGCTGCTGCAATCCATACCGGCATGCGGCGTATTACCGCCCATCACATACGGCGTGCCCAACAGGCTGTCTCCCACGGTTTTCAACTTTGACCAGCTGCTTCCCGCAGCGGTTCCGGATGCTGCATTGTAGTAGCGCAGTACATGGGATACATAATAGGGGTCTCCCTCTCCGGTTGCGTTGTGGTAAGATATCGCTGCCGACTGACTCCATGTTTTGCAGCCATTCCACTTGTCGTCTGCCCTGCCAAGGTAAAAACCAGAGCCATAATTGTAGATTTGCAGTGCAAGGCTGATTCTTGCAATGTCGCCGGGACCGGTCGCTTTTGCTGTCCCAAGTGCTTTTTTCAGCTCCTGTACACCACATTCCATACTGTAAGCGGGGTCTGTAATTGCATTTGGCCGACGGGGCAAGTATTTTGTGTTGTACTCACCCTCACCTGCCTGCATCACGTCCGGCAAGGTGCCACCGGATTCCTGCTGCATGACCGCCAGTAAAAGCGGCACATATGCAGTCATGCCGTATCGGGCAGCTATCTGTTCCATCTGTGGCTTATATGCCAGCACCGCACTGCTAAGGCCTTTGTTGGATGCACTGCCGACATCGTCTCCCGGGTCAGGAGAACCGCCACCTGAAAATGCCTGACTTTTTGTACGGTCAATGATTACAAACTGCTGCCCACCGGGGACGCGGAGTATAATGACGCCCTCATCCTGTTTTAGCTCATTATGTACAGTCCACACAATCTGCTCACTGCCGGAATTGCACTGTGTCTGAAATTGTGTGACATTGCAGGCAAGAATTAATTGAGATTCGGGTATCAGCATTTTCTGGTCAACCCGCACTTTGAGCGGGGACACGCTTTCAACTTTGCCGTACATCACCGTTGCGGGTTTGTCCGCTTCCACCGTATCCTTTACAATCTGCTTAATTGTTTTCAGTAGTTCCTCAGCCGGCATTGAATACGCCTCCCTCCAGCGATAGATCCATCAAATGCGAATTCCCGTTCCAGGTATGCGTGGCCTTATTGATAACCATCCAGCCGTTCTGCATAACCTCCCCCATGCTCATGCGGACGTATACACAGCATCCGCCACGGATACGGTTGTCCCCTTTGATACCTTTAATTGTGACACTGCGCTGTACCGTATCGTACAGCTTCAGCATTTTATTAACCTTGTCCACTGCTTTTGTTGTGTCCTCAATGGTGTCATAAAATTGCAGCACACCGCCCCATTTGTTCTGACTGAGGCTGTCTTCCGCAATATACACATCCCGTTGATTCTTTTCCTTGTCCTCATGTACCAGCTTGATACGATTGTAGGATTCACCGTCAAT